TGAATGTATTTAGACACGTTGATAGTATCTTGGTGAGTAGTCTCCTTCCCAGTTCATTGAATGGATACTAGCTGGAGATGGGTGATTTGATTTTAAAATTACATCTAAATTTGTATTTCTATCATACACTGGGATGCTATGTATATAGTCATCTGCTATTGATTTCTCATCTGTTTTATAATTATCCCATTCTATAGATTCATATGTCTGGGTATAATCATTTCTACCTCTACGTTTTAAGGTTATATCTATAACTCCAACATCACCAAAGGCAAAGTTTAATCTATGAATAACAAGTGACCCTCTAGTATCAGTACTAATTTTATCTCCAGATGATTGAGTTACATAGATTTTAGGAAGTTGAACTTTCATTTCATACTCATATCCAATAATGACATCAGTATTAACAGAGCTACCATCTTTAGTAGATGTCTTCCAATTTCCAGGTAAAGTTACTGTAGGTACCTCAAGTGTATGAGTACCGCCACCTTGACTAGTTAAGTTAATTGCTGTACCAGCATTTGCATTAGCGTTAGATGTTGCAAGTTTTATAGTATCATCATCTACTCTAATAACATAATAAACAGTATTATCTGTAAGGCCAGCAACTGCTGATGAACCCTCTTGATATGTTACTGGATTACCTGTAACTAAAGTATGGCTTGCTATTGTAATAGTTTCTGCAGTAGTATTTACAGCTGAAGCCGCAAATGTTTTATCAAGATGTACTGTTGGTATATCATAACTTTTACCAGCATTATCACTATCTGTTGCAATATATGCTGTTAATGTATTTGAGCTATAATAACCGTCACCTAATGTAAATGATGATTGTTCAGTATTGGCATTATATGTTATATCAGCTGAGGCAATTGTTTTCTTGGTATCTAAATGAATTCTATTCTCATCTGGAGCTGTACCTATCATTAGAGTATTTGAATTTAATTTTAAATCAAACCTTTCTAATGTATAGTCAGATCCATTCTTAAGGACTGCATAATATATATCATCCATAATTGTATGGAATGCTATAACGTTAGGCATTATCCATTTAAACCAAGCTGATTGTACTCTCTTATCTCCTGCTGTAAAAAACTTATATCCCCATACTTCATTTGTAGCAGTATGTATACTACCATCAACACCAAATAAAATCAAATCATTTTCTGTAGATTCAGCTGGTAATGTAGTATTTGTAGGAAATAAATTAGATATAATCTTAGTTTGTTCAGCAACCTGTGGATCATCTCTACCAGTTATACCACCCATTTCATAGAATCGGGCATTTCTAGCAGTACTATTTAAGAATCCAATAGTAGTACCTAAAGAAAATGGTCTTGTATCAGGGTTAAATGCATAAGATGACAAGTATGAAACCTTAGCTGTTTCAGGAGTTAGTAATGCTTCAGCACCAGAGTTTAGTATAAACTGTTCATTAGCACTAAACAATACTAGTCCACCATTAGCATCTACTGAATCATATAATTTAGTAGGGAATGTTGAGCTAGATTGTAAATCAATAGGATCTGCATTGGATATAGCCATAGCAGTCTTAACCCAGAAATTATAGAAATCATTAACCCGTGATAATATAACATTCTCTTCACTAAGTAGAGCAATTCTATTACGATAGAAACCTAATTTTTGTATAGGCTTGCCAACAAATGTAGGTTTACTATTTGTAATATCATCACCTACATCACGTTCTCCCCAATCTGGATAATCAAATCGAAAGAATCCATTAGGATAACTCGTTGTTCCAACACCTGAATTGATAGTATCGTATGTCCCTGGAAGAGCCCTGGTGAGCTTCAGAGGCATCGTATCCTTATCTAAGGTAGTTTCTATCCCAGGAGCTACTACCTCTTCCCATACGCCCTCTCCGAAGCGAGCTGGAGTATATGTACATGTAGCACCTGATGCAATGGTACCTGACGTTGTATTATTTGCTAAATCAAATGAACCGCTTGATACGTTAGATACTGTATAATGTCCATCTGTTGCTCCTCCATCGGTAAAGTCAATGAATACTGTATCTCCATTAGATAAACCATGATCAAGGTCACCTACTGTTACAGTAGTACCTGATCTAGAATATATACATGCTTTAGAAATATTTGCTGTAATACCTTCTGCTTGGAACCGTAGATAGTAATCATCCATATCTTCACCACTATTTACCACACGGACTACATATCCATGACGGCATACACGTGGTAAGTCAGATATATTATTAACCTCAGTTGTCGTAATAGACATCAAGGTTTTCTCAGGTGTTGTTACTCCAAATGGTGTAGCTCTATATAAATGTAAACCGTTACCACATATTGTAGCTGTGATACCTGTACCACTAATAGCATCTAAAGTAGCTTTCATATCACCTAGAATACCACCAGATGATACATGTTCATCAGCAGTAGATGCAGTAGCTCTAGGACGTACTCCAGCTACATTACATCTTGAAGTGACAGTAACATCTCTAAGTACTTTTACTGTAGTAGTTACACCTTTTTCTGATGTATATTGATGGCTATCACCTATTTCCCAGCCTTCTCCACCAAACTGTAATTTAGGAAATGCTTGGTATGTATCATGGTAAGTGTAACTATCATCAACAGTACCAGTAGGTTGAGGAGTACATCTGATGTCCATCTCATATCTAAGATTAGTTCTACCTTTAGGTATACTTAAATTGCTTGTAGTTATAGTACCAGATGAACCATGAGTGATTGTAAAAGTATTAGCATCAGCTGCTGAAGTCACAATAAATGTACCGTCTGCAGCACCTCCACTAGTGAAATCAATAGTTACGGATTCTCCAACTTGATATCCATGATTAGTAATTGTTGCTGTTACAGTAGTACCTGATCGAACATATGTACCAGTAAGTGCAGTTGTAGTAGGAGGAGAAGTAGCGAATATACCTCTACCAGAACTTATATCAATTGTCTCTCGTCCCATCCCTAAGCAGTCACCATTACTGGTACCACTATAATCAGCTGCATCATCAACTGTACCAACTTCTACAGAGACTGCTCTTTTATATGTAAAGGTAGTATTATCAGTTTGATCAAATATATCTAATGCATACTGTTTGCCATAAGATATAGTATCTAATGCTATAAAAGCTTCATTCAATTGTGCAGGAGATAAGTCACCTACAGCTGACAACATTGCTGTATTCTTACGCCTATTAACAAAAATTGTTGTTTCGTTAATAGTTTGTACCTGTATATCTGTAGATTTCTCATCAGATAATGCAGAGTTATCTAAGTAAGTAGCTTTATTTGTACCAGGAACTAAATCATAATCTACAGGTATCTCAACACCATCACTACATCTCCATATCTTTACTGCTCCATCTGGTGCAGCTTGACCTATATATTGTAAATCATTTAGAGTATAAATATTAAACCATTTAGTATTGCTACCAGTATCAGCTACTATCTTTCCTATAAGGTGACCACCAGGTCTCTTCTCTAATTGTCTTACAACATCAGGTATCCCATTTGTTAGTTCAACAACTTGGCCTGGTAGTTTCTTTTCATCTGGTTGAGTAGAAACACCTAATACATAATTAGGTACTTTTTGTGTAATACTTGCCATTATCGTCTTAACGAAATATAAGGTTTGTAAGGTTTGTAAGCTGAGTCATCAGGCCAACCAAAGTATGAATGGTCTCCTTGGTTACATTCGTATTCCATACATGCTGCTCTAGCTTGGGCTTCGAATGATGCTAAACTTTTTTGTAATGCAGGGTTAGCTACTAATTCTACAGCTGCTCTACCAGATGCTTTATATATAATATACCTTTGGAATGGAGCTGGTATATCTTCAAATTTTAAACGTCTTATAACATTCACATAGAAGTAATCATCATCAGGAAATTCAAATGTATGATTTACTCTATCATATATTTTCCATACACCATCTGAATCTTTACGACGTACAAAGTCACGGGTTCTATCCCATGCATCTTCATAATCTATTTGTATTATATCAGCATCTATTGTAAATTTATCACCAGATTTATTTGCATATTTTATATGCTCTTCTTTATTAAAAGTCCAACCTTCATTCTGTATATCTAAATTAGATTCTTTTAAAAGATTATATATAAAAGCTATTTCAGGGTTATCAAATTGTGCTGGATTGTTTGAACTGTTGGCTGTTCCTAAAGAAGCAACTGGAGCTTGACCGATCGCTCCCAGTATTGCATTCACTGCGGATAGTTCTGTATCGGTGTCAACAGTTGTGGGAGTAGTCATAGGTATAAATATTTGTGAATAAAAAAAGGGGAGCCGAAGCCCCCCATTAGGTTATGTGTATTGTCCTGCGACAACAGCACATGTGTCTACAACACCTGAGCTACCAACGGTAGAGTATGCTAGACGTAAGTTTTTAGTTGTGGAAGCTACAGCTGATGCTGAACCTGATCCACTTGTATCAGATGGAGAGATACGGGTCTCTGTACCTTGACAAGAACCGTACTCACCAACTGCTGTTGGGACTGCCATAGTATTATATTGTTATGAAACTGTTCCTATGTTAGCAGGACTCAAATGCTTCCTACCATACTCCAGAGGAGTAGGTGGGT